ATTTACGTCGCCCGATTATAGATTCGCTGTTGTACCTCGGCCAACTGTTCTGCCGACATGGCCTGACCGGCCAGGAGACAATTCACGATGCCCGTGACTCTCTTTAGCAGAGCGGTATCGGTCGCTGAAATGTCTGTGACCCTGAGCAGAGCGGCATCGAGTGCCGAATCGGTGAACGCGTTCTGGATCTCCAAAATGTAATTGATGTCGATGGCGGTCCCTTGGCCAGAAAAATAATTCACTATTTCGACGAGCTTTTGCTCTCTTGTCATGCCCTTGATGTTTTCGATGACGCTGGACATCGGATCACTTCCCGAGTTGGGGATCTGGCAGAAACTGCTCTATCTTGCCGATGGCCTGAAACTGCCCGGCCCGGATAATTACCGGATTGCCGTTTTTGTCGGTAGTGACTCCCAACTTGCCGGTATTCCGTCCGGTTTTCCAATCGTCGGTGCCGTTCAGCAGAATGTCCGGCTGACCCAACACTTTGGCGGCCACGCTCGGGTCTACCGGCTCCATTGGTTTGGTCTTATCGGGATTGCCGTTCTCGTCGTTCGGGTAGTCAAGGAACAAACGGCGCATGGTCACGTCGCCGGTGTCCAGTGTCTTGTTTGCCCATATCTGAAGCTCGGCCATCTCAATGCCGGTGTTGTGCTTGAGATGGCGCCGCTGCACCGGGATGCCGATGGGAAAGCCCGCGGTCGGGAGCACAAAGGGGCCGCCCCGATAGCTTGGCGGATCATAATATGTCATCGGGTTCGGGATATCAGGTCGAGGCGGATTGAGCGGTATCACCGCCGCCGCTCCGTAATAACTGGTGGCCAGGAGTCCTGCCCAGTTCAATGCTTGAAAATCGCCGGCAGGCGACCCGAGGGGCGCGAGCCCGTTCGATATGCCGGCCGAACTGGTGTAGGTCTCCACGATCCCGCTTCGCGGCGTTCCGGTTGCACCGTACAGCCAGGCATTCTGCGGAATGATGTCGTTGTTGCCGATGTTCCCGAAATAACGCCTCGGGAAAACGTGCGTCGTTCCAAAAGCGCCATCGAGATTTCCGCCCTGCCCCGGCAGCAGCGGCAGTCCGTATGTTCCTTGATGTATGAGATACGCTTTCTGCAATGCGGTCCCTGTATAGTTGACATCATCCAGTGCCAACCAAGCTCTGCAAAAGGTGCTGAATGCCGAAATATAAGGGGTGTTATATGTCGTGCTTTGCTCAAGTTGATCCTCTGTCACCTCGCCGTCGATGTTGAAAGAAAACAATAGATGATGCCAGCCTGTGCCGGAAACCCGCGGTCCCTCACCACCGTCATTGATATTGGGTGGACCGCTCCCAATGACGAAGCACTCGGGCGCAGCCGCCATGATTTGGTTGGAAACATCCTTATGCGCGAATTGATAGCCATCCCAGTAGCCGGGCCATATCTGGAGCGGAGGCGCCCCGGCCGGTGGAGGGTCACCTGTATTGGTCGCCGTCGCCATGATGTTGGTGATCTTGTCGAGTTGGTATGCATATCCCTTATAGTCGGCCCTGGTTTTGGTTTGCAGACAAATCCTTATATAGCCGTCTTGATCGACGCCGATGAACGACTGCGGAACAATGCCAGCCCGCGGCTGCGGGCCGCCAAGCCTGTAGTTGGCGACCTTGAATTTACCCTTGTCGCCGCCGAAGAGAAAAAAATAATAGGGCGCATAAGGCGCGGGCCAGTTAACCGGATCGAATCCGACGCCGGGAACCGGCGCGCCGGTGTAATGGACGTATTGTAAAACCTCGGGATATTCCAAAATCCATGGGCAATAGTCATAGCTCTGATCGGTGTCTCCGAACGTGAGCAGCATATGCATCGTGTCGGTCTGCAACGGTGGCGGATACGGCAGCGTGACCGGCGCGGGGAAAAGCAGAATCCGGCCGAACTGCGGGATCGGAATCCCGTAAGCGTTCCAGAACAACGCCTCGAGCGGATGATTGTCGGCATAAGCGAGCGTATCCGGCGGCATCGGAAGTGGCCAATTGTCCGCGACCGGAGCAGGGTTCAGAGTCGGGTCACGAAACCATACCGAAATGATTCCGCTCTTCATATCGGGAAGCGGAGAGGTCTGCATTTCCAGATAGCTCAAGTGTCCTCCTGATCGACGATCGGCGCGGCTGGCTCGAATGGCGGGGCGTCGGTGTCCTCTTTGCCGAATATCACTGCGAGACCGGATGCCCAATGCACATTGTAGATGCGCGTCAGCAGATCCTGGGAATACGCACCGACCGGCATCAGATATCCGTGCGCAGGAAGGGCAGCGTCACCGACAGGCCGGACGGCGCGGCGTTGCCGGATTGAATGACACGGATCGCATAAGTGTCACCCTCGGCAAAGTCCGTCCAGGCTGGAACGTTGAAAGACCCGGTCTGACTACCATCCGCCGCAATGTCCGCGCCGGCAGCGAAAATGATGGTGCCGATCTCGAGCTGGTTCTTTTCAATTGACAGGATGATGTCGGTTGCGCCGGTCGAATTATTGCCGACATCCAGATAAGCGTATGCGTGAGCGTTTCCGCTTCCTAGCCGCAGCGTCCGGTTGGCAACTGCCTGGAACAGCAGCTCCTCGGGCGCACGCTGGATGCTGCCAGGCACGAAGATTGCCGCATCGTAGTTGACGTCATAGAGCGGCATCCAGAATGCGTAGAGCGGGTTGCCGCTGACGTCCGTCGCGGCGGGATCAAAGACCGCCGGAAGCGGCGGTGTCGTATGGTCGACGAGCACCTGATACATGCCGCGAGCCCGCTCCGAAACCATCTGGCCACGGGTGTATGGGGTGCTGTTCGTCCACTGTCCTATGTAAGTGATGGTCGCAATCGGCAGCGGAATGGTTTGCGATGTTCCATCGGTAAAATGGAACGTCATGCTGGTGTCTGTATAGGTGACGGAGTCGATGCGCTTGCCTTCGGCCAGATCGGCATTCAGCGAGACAATGCGCTGATCGACGTCATAGAAATTGCCGTCGACCTGGGCCGCGCTATTTGGCGCTCCAGTCCCGGCGCCCCAGGCGCCAGTAGTAACGTAAACGATGGTCATTGCAGATTACCGCGTCAGATCTTTTCCCAGCGTTTCGACATTCGTGAGCGGCGGCGGGTCGCCATAAATCATCTTAAGTGGCCCAGCGTCGGTATCAAGCCTCACCTTCGTGAGCCGCTCGACATCGACATAGTTCTTCTTATTGACGTTGCCCTTCTCGTCCACCTGGTGAACCCTTTCCTTGTTGAACTGCCGCGCGGCTTCCTTGTACGGGTTCTCGCGCGAGAGACTGGCGCTCCAGCTCAACGAGGTGCCGACGAACTTGCCGCTGCCACCACCGATCACTGCGATGTCTTGAGTAGGATTGTCCTCCGGAGCAAGCACACGCGGCGGCGCCGGGCGGATATTGGGGAAAACCGCAGGCCGGACGACAACCTCGAACCCCATCACACCGCCTCCAGATCATAGCCGGTCGGAATTTTCAGATCGGTGACTTGCAATTCGTAATCGCTCGAGAATTGACGCGTCATGCTCTTGAGCTTGAAGGTGGCGCGGGTCTCGACTTTTTTCAGTTGTTCTGTAACCTGCTCCTGAGTTTTCAAGCCCGCAACGTTCGACCATTGCTCGTCCGCCCCGAACTCGACAACCAGCGGCGTCTCAATCACATCTTCTGGCCTGAGCACAGACAGGAAGTTAATGCCGTCATCGTTAGGATCGGCGTTCGGTGGCTGATAGCCGACGGAAGTGTCGAACAGCACCACACGACCGGTGAACTGCTGGTAATCGGCGCCAGTATAGGCAATCTCGCAATAGGTCGGCAGCCCGCCGGCGGCCACGGCCGAACCACCGCGGCCGATGGCGCAACCGATACGAACCTCACACTTGATCCGACCATCCGAGCCATCAAGAGCCAACGAATAACCGATGATTTTGCCGAGCGCCTCGCCGACGCGCGGTTCGACCAGAAAGGCGTTTTTACGCAATGTGATTTCCGGCATGCGCGAGAGCTTCGGCACAACCGCTATCTCGACGACGCGCGCCCGTTGCATCAGGTGCGCCCGCGCCAGCGCAATCAGATGCTCGACGCTTTCGTTGCCTCGCTCGGTTGCGATATAGGATCGCCGCCGCGGGTCCCCGATCGGCACATAGGCGCCCGTGCCTTCGCCGATCGCTTCGCTGAGGTTGACCGATTTGATATCGAGAATACTCAGTGCCTCGCCATCATCGGGATCAGTCAGAACGGACTGCACATCGGCAAACAGCGAGAACGATACCAGCTCGGAACATTGCCGATTGGCTGAATAACCGGCAACCAGGGTCGGCACCGTGTAGTTCAGCGCCAGCACGGGCGTGTTCTGGGAAAAGTTGCGACTGAAGGATGCTATATACGTAGAGGTTCCGAAAACAGATTCCTCGCCGATGGCGTCCTTCCACTGCGCGTTATCTACAGGCGGTTGTGGGTATGGAATCGAGCCTGGCGGCTCGTTGAATGTTGTTTCGGTCTGCGAGAACGTGGTGGTGTGCGATGAAGGGCCAAACCATGAAGTGTCGGGAAATGTGACGGTGAGGGTGCTGCCCGTGGTCGTGCTTTTGGTCTGGTAGTCCCCATAAACATTGGCGGCCGTGGCGTCCGCGACGGTCCAGCCGGCGCCGATGGTGGCGCCGGCCTTTGGCCAATCGGCGGCCTCGAGCGTGTATGACGTGATATAGTTTGGCCCTCCGCTTCCCCAGTGACTGACCAGGTAATGGGTGAGGTCAACATTGCCGTTTGCGAGCTGGGTCCAGGTAAATTCAGCTTTGATGTCGACACGCGCCAGCGGCCCAGAGGTGAGTGTGAGGCCGAGGCCGTCATAGAGCACCTTGCCGTCTTCGCTGGCGCCATCGAATTCGACGAGGCCGTCTTCGCCGGTGATCTCGTCCGACACTGTCAGGACGTGGGTCTCGCGGTCATAATGCCAAATCTTGCTGTAACCCTCGAGCACGACCTCCGGATCGGTGCGCCGCGTCGGATCGATCACCACCTCGTCGTAATATGGCAGCACACGCAACGTGTCGGCGAGCGCAGCCTTCTGCGCCACGAGATCGATCGGCCGCGCGACGAACTCCAACGTCACCAGCTCCTCGAAAATGCTGGTCGGAACACCGACGAGCCGACCGCGAAATCTGATCAGGTCCGGTCCACAGTCGAGCGCGAACCACGCCCAGATCTTGCGGCCGGGACCGAGAAGGCCGATCGCATTGCCGGCCTCGCTGCGCGGCCGGCGAACCACCGCGGTCAGGCTCGCCGGATCGCCCTCGTCCTGCTTCAAGGTGAACGAGAATATATCTTCGTCCCAGCGCAGATGTTCGGGCCCGAATACCGTCTCGCCGGGATCGATCCAGGCGAAATACGGCATTCCGGCTGGCATGGGTCAGACGGTCCTCTGCTCGGCCTCGAGCTTCCATGCTACCTCTGCGGCCCATTCGTCGCGCGACGTATCCCACGCCGTCACCTTGGCGAGAATGGTCAGCACGTCGCCGGTCGTATTGGCGGCGCCGAGGCCGGGAATGCAGGTGATGGTGATGTCCATCCCGGGCCACACATCGGTCAGCGCGGGCGCCTCGTGATCGGTGCAGGTGATCGTCACCTTATACTGTCGGAACTGCGCCACCGAGATGTCGGCCAGAGCGCCGCGGCAATCGCGCGCCACGTTGGCCGCCTGGGCGATCGGCGTGAGCGTCATGGTGATGCCGCGAACGGCGTACTGACTGAAGTCGATGCCGTCGATCGCCAGTAAGGTCATCTGAGGCATTGGCTATTGACTCGGGTTCCTGTTGTCGGTTGAACAGAGTTTGTCCCGGCTCGGCATGGTGCGGCAGGGTAGAGCGTGGCTAGGCGCGGCGGGGCATGGCAGGGCATGGAAACGACGAAGGCCTCAGCTCAGGCTGGGGCCTTTTCTTTTAACTGTATCGAGATGGTTTCCTTCCACCGCTTCTAACCTGCGCCAGCGCCGCGCTCCTGCGCAATTCATCGACCACGTCGGACGAGGCGCGCAACCCTGTTATGGCCGGCAGTCCGGGGAATTGGATGGTGACGTGGTTCATGCCGCCGCCGGCGAAGGCCGGGATCGCGATCGGCGCGCGGACCATGCCGCCGAGCGCGAACCTGCCCATGCCATTGAGCGCATCGCGCAGGTTGCCTCCCGAGCGCCGCAGCGCCTCGAGGAAGGCCAGCACGCCCGGCTGCGCTACCGCACGCGCCGGCGTGATGTACTCGCCGCGCGACACCCACGCGAGATTACTGTCGGATGTGCCGCTGCCGCGGCCACCGAGCAACCCACCGCCCGCGTGGCTGCCGATGTCGCCGAGGCCCGCGTCGGCAGCGAGTTTGCCGCCGCCGCCTCCGCCGAACAGACTGCTCACTACGCTATTGAACGTATCCTTGATCCACTGCCAGGCATTCGCGACCGGCGTCGTGACCCAGGACGTAATCAGCGCCGTGGCCTGATCTATTGCCGAGCCGAGCGAGCTCACGGCGCTGTTGAACGTGGCGACGATCCACTGCCAAGCACCGGCTGCCGGCGTGATGACCCAGGCGGTGATGAGGGCCATGACCTGATCTAGCGCGGAGCCGAGCGAACTCACAACGGCGTTGAATGTATCCTTGATCCACTGCCAGGCATTCGCGACCGGCGTCGTGACCCAGGCGCTAATGAGGGCCGTGATTGCGTTCCCTGCAGCCTGAAGAGCACCCGGAATACTATCGCGCAAACCAACTATTACGGCTATCGATGCGGCGGCTATCACGGCGAGCGAAGCCGGCAAACCACCCATGATTGTCGCCAAAATACCGAACGTCACCCCCAAGACAGTAAATGCCGCCGCCACAATGCCCGCAACCGACGCCAACGCCTGCAGCCCGCCCGTCATCGATCCGATCAATGTCAGCAGAATAGCTCCGGTCCCCGAAACCTCAGCCCCGAATATGCGACTCATAACAGGCGCGAGAGCGACACCTATTCGGCGCATGAGTAATAAAGCAATGACAATGGCGCTAATCGCTCCGGGCAACTCCTTGGCTGTTGCCGTGAAGGCAGCGACAAGCTCCTTGACCCATGAAGTCTGCACTACGCCTTGACCGCTGATCGCGCGCGCGAGATCGCCGAACACCCCCTCGGTCTGCAAAATTGCCTGCTTGATGGTCTGGAATGCGGTGATCGCAGCCGCGCTGAAGTTCGCCCAGAACCCCGCGAAATCGCCAGCCAACAAAAGCTGGAATGCCTGCTGCATTGCGAACAATGAATTCGGGATCAACTCCATCGCCTTGGTGGCGCCTGCCGAAAGCTGATCCCAGAACAGCACCACGAGCGCGATGATCGGTATCAGAATGGGACCGAATCCGGCGAATAGCGAAATCAACGCCGTGAACGGCGACAGCACCAAGCCGATGCCCTTGAGCGCGACCGACAGGCCCGCCGCGGCGATTGCCGCCGTAATGAAGAACGCCGCCACCTGACTTTTAGTGACGCCTTCGAAATTGCCGGCGATCTGCTCGACGATGTTCAACAGCGCCGCGCCGGCCGGAACCAGAACATCATTCCAGATCCCGGCGAGCTGCTGGCCGACTGCGATCATTACTTTGAACGCGGTCTCCGCCGCGCTGTCTTCGGGAGCGGCAGCAAAGGTCGAGCGCTTCTGATCGGAAAGCCCCAGCCATATCCTCAACAGCTCGCGCGAGCCGTCCACCAGCTTGGTCAGCCATTCAGTCTGCGCCAATGCGCCACCGAGAAATATCGCACCGATCTGGTCTTTGGTGGCACGTATCGCCTTCGTTAGATCATCCCACCCGCCCTTCACAGCTTTTGCTTCATCGGCCTGCTGCGCGCTGATGTCGCGCGAGGCCTTTCCGGCTTCCGCCAGTGTTTTTTGCTGCTCGACCGTGGCTGTCTTCGCGGTGAGCAAGACCTTGATGGTATCCTTCCAGTTGTCGCCGAAGGCCTTCACGCCGGCCGCCGCCTGGTCCGTGGGATTTTTCATATTGTTGATAGCCAGGGCGGCCTCTCGCATGACGGCGAGAGTATCCCCGGTCGCAATGGTTTTCATGCTGACACCGAGCTTCGCAAGCTCGGTCGCCGCCTCGCTGGCTTTGCCCTTCGTATCCGTGGTGGTGTCGTTGAATTTGGTGATGATGGTGGTGCTGCCGTCCAGCCCTTTGACTGCCGTCTGAGTGGCGTCCCCCAGCTTCGCAATCCCTCCTTTGGCATCGGCCGCCGTCCCGGTGATCTTGGATATCGATTTTTCAAAGTCCGCATTGGAAATGGAGGCCCCGGCGGCCGCCTTGCGCAGCTCTATCCATTGCGCGGTGGTCAGTTTGAGCTTCTCGGCCTGGTCGGCGAGCGCGCTGCCGGTCTCGACCGCGCCCTTGGTCAGGGACGACGTGATCGCGGCGATGGCGGCGACGATCCCGGCGGCTGCGAGCTTGAAAGCAGTCGCGGTCGAAATGAGCTTGGCCCCTGCGGTCTCTCCGGAAGCGCCGATCTGCTGCGAGGCCTGCCCGATTGCACTTCCGACCTGCTGCGCTGCTGCGGCGGTCTTCTGCAATCCCGATGCGACATCCAGGGCCGACTTGGTGCCTTGGCTTCCAAAACCTATGACGCTTTCGGCCAGCGCCTTGAATTGAGTCCCCAGTTGCGCGCCGGCGCTGCCGAGCTGATCGAATGCCTGCTTGGTTTCATTTACGCGGGCCGGATCGATCTGTGTCTTCTGCGCGGCGTCCTGGATCTGCTTGAATGACGCCTCGCCGGCCTTGCCCAGCGCTTCGAGCTGCTTCTTGATATCATCGCCGCCTTCGAGCGTGATGCGCTGGCTTATCGTCTTGGCCATTGATCAGCCCTTGATCCGTTTTTCGTAGAAGTCCTGCATGAGCGCCGCCGCCTGTGCGATGATGCGATAGAGATCGAATCGCTTGCGGATGTTGACCTGGCTCACTCCGACGAACAGCGGTCCCAGCTCGCGCTTGCCGGCGTCGAACAAGAGAGGCGGCTTGCCGGCGACGTTCACCGACACCAGCCTGCCCCGGTACGCGCGAGGCGTATGGATGCCGGTCGGCAAATTCCGCTCGAGCGGCAGCCATACCAGCGGGTGGCCGCTAATTCTGGCGCCGCGCTCGAACACACCCGCGAACGGGCTGGCATCGAAGATCAAGGCCGCCGGATCGCCGCCTTGGTTGGGAAAGAACTTTGACGTGAACGCCTTCTGCCATTGCGCCGGAAACCCGGCCGCCGCGATGTTCGCCCGACCCTGGATGACTGCGAGGGCGGCGGCGTCCTGCACGGCGCCAGCCCTGGCCTCGTCGATCTGGCTCTGGATGTCCGCGATTAGCGCCTTGAGGGCCGATTCCTGCGCCGAAAAGACGAGCTTCATCTCACAATGGCATCAAAAAGCAAATGTGTGGCACGGAATGACAAGACGGCACTTTGGCAGCCCGGGCAAACATCCTCGGCGGCGCAAAGATCGGAAATGACCATGTTCAAATTCCTATGCTGGGTCTGGGGCATCGCGTTGGGGCTTTGGGCGATCGCTGTATTTGCGCCATCCTCGCCGTCGAAGTCGCAACAGCACGAGACACCAGCCGTCAATAAGAAGCAGGAGGGCGTCCCAGCGGCAGAGCGCAAGGTCTCACTAAACTCGACGTGGTCCAGGGACGGATTCGGCACAATCATGATGCTCGACTTCACGATCAGAAACGATCATGATTATGCGGTGAAAGATATCACCATTCGTTGCAATCATTTCGGACGATCTGGGACGAAGATCGACGACAACACCAGAACAGTGTTCGAGCAAATACCTGCTCATAGCAGCCTATCTCGCTCCAAATTCAACATGGGTTTTTTCCACGATCAGACTTCCGAGTCGTCCTGCAACATTACCAATTACGTACATTGAGGTGAATTACCCGCCCAACTCCTTGAGCGTCTTCTCGATCGCCTTCTGGTCGCCCTGCGCCGCGATGTAGGTAATCGCGAGGTTGTGCGCCCGCTCCATGCGGTCGAGCTGCTCACCGAACTCCAGATAGGCTGCAATCTGGCGCGGCGTCAGCGTCATTGCAAAGTCGGGCGGGAATCCCCGTCTGATAAGGGCTGTGATGCCGACGGCGATCTCTTCAAGCGGACCTTGACGGTCTTTGCCCCTTCGCCCGCCCCGCCGATGAGGCGCGTCAGCTTTTCGGCGAAGGAGCCAATCCCGTTTGGGAATGTGAGCGCTTTGATTGCCGTTAGAAGGTCAACTTGCTGTTCCAACATCAGCATCGTGCCAGCGTGCTTCTCACGTCTCTCGTCCCCAAGATGACCTGTGCCAGCGGCGATGATCGGGCCGACTGCAGCGCCAGCGAGTTCAATCAGTCGCAGCACGAGATCGTCAGTCCCGCCGTCCATCAACTTCCTGACATCCGGGAAGCGCGCCACGATCGACGCGATAGCAGGTGCATTCAATCCACGCACGACAACTCGCTCGCCGTTTATCCTGACAACGTCGACCGCTGTCTCTGTAACGATGTCCAATAAGTCGGCCATGCTGTTGTCCTTATGCCGATGGGGTTTCGTCGCGAATAGTCCAGACGCCGAAGTCGCCGCCAGGGCTCTTCATCACCTCGGCCTCGAGCTCGATCAGTGTGAAATCGTCGGCGTCGGTGATGAACGAGAAATCGCCGGTCGGGACGAACGAGACGGTGGCCAGGAAGTCGACCTGCTGGCCGATATCGTTGGTGCCGACCACCTTTATTTCACCGACGAACTCGGCTTTCGACAGGCCGGACAGGGTGGTGTTGCCGTCGCTGTCGGTGTCCGACATAGCGAGCGCGAACATGGCGAGGTTTTTGCCGGTGATCTCGTCGAGCGTCACTTTGATAGTCGCGCCGATCTGGGTGATGGCGGTGAAGTCCTTGGTCTTGACGCCCTCGCGGGCCGAGAAGTGTTCCTTCTTCGTGACCGCCGGCGTGTAGATGAACTTCGGCGCGTTGCCGAGGTCGGTGAAGGTCGCGGCACCGGTTTCCTTGAAGCTGACGATGCCTTTGCCGATGTGATAGTTCGCGACGTTGGGTGACGTGGGCATGGCTCATAAGTCCTCTATTTTGAGTGCGTACTTGAACATGAACTGCGCGCGCAGCGCCCCTTGCAGCGAGCGTCCCTCACCGAGATCGGTCTGACAGCCGAGATAGCGGATTGCGCCGTTGCCGTTCCGTCCGGTCTTGACGATCTGCTCGTTGAGCTCGGTATCGGTGAGCACTCGCTTGATCAGCTCCCGCCGCAAGGTGGTCAGATCCGACCCGACCTCGTCGGCCTGCTGCACGATGACGATCTCCGGATGCATACGAACCATGCTTGGCCGATTGGAGGGCCGCATCGACAAGTCGCCGGCGTCGTCGGTTTCCTCGTCGCCGTCGAATACGAGCGCCACCGGCAACAGATCTTCGGGAAGCACGGTATCGTTGCGCCGGGCCGATTTGATGTTTGGAATGCTGGCGACCACCTCGAACAGCCGCGCCAGGATATCCTCGCGAACGTCAACCAACCGCAGCACTCTTCAGCGCAAACCGCACCTCGCCGCAGTCCTCGCCCATTGGGCTGCCGCGCAGATCCCACGAGCGCACGATCCAGGTCCGGCCATTGAAGGCGAGCACTGCGTCGGCGTAATCGGCACGGGCGATGCCCTTTTCGGTCATCTCATAGACGCGGGCGAAGGCCCCCGGCCCCACGTTGCTGACATGCGCCGCGACCGTGCTCTGGGTTTGCGTCGAGATCGGCACGGCCGCCGGCCGCGTATCATCGATCACGGTGATCTCGACCTCGGCGCCACCGCTAGACGCCACCGTCAGCACCGCCGGCACGCCGATCCGTGCATAGACCGGGTCGTACATCAGTGCGCTATAATCGATTGTCATTCAGGCTCTTCTGAATGCGAAGGTGCCGATGTCCTCGCGGCCGAGCTCGGTTTCAACATTGCTTTCCGACACCATGGTGAAACCGCAGGACTTCATCGCAAACAACAAGCCGTCGCGCGTAAAATGCCAACAATGTTCGGCTGGCTTGAAATGTTTCGAGCGCAGCACATGCTCGGCATCGCGAAAGATCGGCAGTGACAGGAACAACCATTCGCGGCAGTTGGCGAGCAGCAATCCAAAATCCTCCATGTGCTCGAGCACGTCCCACATCGTCATGGCTTGAAACGGCACGAGATACGGATCGATCAGCAGCATCCGCGTTTCGAGCCATTTCAATGCGGCCGGATTGATGTCGTAACCCCAGGTCTTTTCCTGCCGCGCTTGCCGGCAGTCAAGGAACGCGCCCGAGCCGATGCCGACGTCGATCAACTGTCCCCGGTAGTGCTGCTCGACGAATTCGCAGCGCGCCAACATTAGAGCGCGGCCAATCGGTGTCCTCGCATTACGATCATACTGATCGAAGTACGCTTGATCGTAAGGCGCATTTTTCGGATCGACCGGATACCAGCCGATGCCGATCTGCGGCCACCAGGTCAGGCGGCGGCGCGAAAGCTGCTCGACCAGCGGCGGAACTGTCCGATCGGGTCCGCAATCCTCTTGTCGCAGTCGTGCAGCATGTTCGTGCATTGGCAGAAGGCCTCCGGCATTGCAAACCCGATGCGACTCAAGTCGAGCCGCGGGTCGGTGACTTTTTCGGGCGCGTTGTGACCGCCGTGGCCGCCCAGCACCACGAAGGTCTTCGATCTCAGCGCCATCCCCGCCGGCACGATCCAGCCGACGCCACCGATCACCACGTCGGCTTCGCGCACCAGCGCGAGCAACTGGCGCACGTTCAACTCGCCCAACACGAAGTAATGGTGCGCCGGCGGCAGCTCGCCGACCGCCCATTCGTGGCCCGCCGCAAGATCGGCGACCGCGACCGTTGTGTGCGTCGTCATCAGCTCGGCCGCCAGTGCGGCCACATATTCCGGTCGCGGGTTGCGCGCCTCGTTGCGCCATTCGGCGCGCACCGTCACCGGCCGCACCACCGCGATCGGCCGTTCGGACCTGATTGGCGACGGTCCCATGTCGGGCAGATCGAACAGCGCCGGATCGAAGGCGACCCGCAGCGCCGACCACTTGCGCTCGAGCGCATGGACGATCGAGGCCGTCCTCAAATTGCCGCCGTAGGAAACCTTGACCTCGCGCATCGGCAACGGCCGCGACCATCGCTCTGCGCATTGCCGCGCCATGTTCTTGAGCTGCGTTCGCAACCGGCGCTTCGCGAGAACGAACCTCAGGTCGAGATCCTCGTAAAGTTCCGGCCACGGCGTTTCGAGCCAGACCTCGTATTGCTCCGCCGCGGCGCGCACGAACGGCCGCGAATAAATGTTGTCGCCGAGCCCCCACATCCCGCGGACCAGGACTGCTTCCGCAGGCCTCAAGCCGCCCGCCGCCGGTCGAGCGTCTCCTCAAGGCCGACCACCGGCCACAGATCCGCATAGGCGCTGCCCGAGCTGGCGTTGAGCAGCGCAATGCCCATCGACCGCAGCGGCGCCGCCATGGTGGCGATGTCGCCGCGCTGCCGATCGTATCGATCCGGCCTCGGGCCCCACCGGTGCGGCTTGTGGTGCCAGAGCCGGCCGTCCGCAGCCGCCTTGCCGTCGACGCCGAGCCAGACGATCGTTCCGCCGCGTCCCACCAGATGCGCCGCCAGGTTGGTCGCCCCGGTGAGCGAGGTCCATTTCTGCGTCAGGCAATCGGGCGCCTGCGCCAATCCCGGTGGATTAATCTTGCGGCAGAGCAGCACCTTGGCATCCCGCACCATCTGCGAGGTGGTGACGACACGTCCCGTGAAGCTCCCGACCGCCGCCCGATTTTCCGGCTCGTTCCACCAGCGCCAATCGCCGAAGTAGAGAAAATCGGCCCACGGCGCCGCATGGACGCTCGAATTGATGACGATCACATGCCGGCCGCGCAACTGCCCGAGGTCGTGCTCGAGCACTGACGGCCCGCCGGCGACGATGAACGCCGTCCCGCCCTCCCATTCGCGCGGCACCTCGTAATGTTTCACGTGAAACCCATTACAAATGCAACCGCGTATATTCACACATAGAAGCGCGTGTATGCGCTGAGCAAGCCAGCCGCGGTATCGGCCGCCGCCTGCAATGGGGCGGTGGGCGCGGCCTTGCCGAGCACCTGCAGCGGATCGTAATACTGCACGATGGTATCGCCATGCCGGACCATTCGGACGCCGCCGGTGGCGTTCAAGCGCTGCTGCAATCGCGCCGCCTGGATCAATAGTGTGGCCGCTGCCTTGAGCGCCGGCGGTGCGGCATCGGGCAACTGGTATCCGCCGCTGTAGGTCACGGTGACCGGCTCGGTCCAGGCGCCTTCGATGCGCATCTTGCCGGATAGGTTCTCGATCTCGTAACTCGCCGGGTCGAGGATGTTGCCGCGCGGCGATTCCACCGACACGATGTCGGCGTCGGCGACCGGATAGTGCGTCAGGAACAGGCGCGGACTGTCGAACGGCATCGAGTCGCCGCGCCAGGTCTCGGCGACCTGTTCATAGGCGAACACGCGCTGGCACATCGTCGCGATGACATCGCTGTACTGGTCGATCCACATCTGCAACTGCGTGTCTTCGCTCGTATTGCTGGGCGGCAGGCCAAGGATGCTTTTGATCTCGTCCAACGTGACGAGCGCATAGCTGTCGGCCGGCGCCAGCACCTTGACCCAAACGTCGGCCATCACCGCCCCTCGTGAAACTGCTCGAACAGCGCCCGCAACTCCAGCAGCGGCGCCTCGCTGTTGTCTGACATGACCGGCTGCGCGGTGTAGGCTTCGCGGTCGATGCGCCAGCCGACGATGGTCGGCCCGGGATCTCCGGTGGGACCACGCTCGCCACGCACGCCAGGAGCCCCGTGGTCGCCCTTCATCCCGGGCTTGCCCGGCTTGCCGGCCGAGGCGATAAGCTGCCAGCCGTCGCCCGGGCACGGTCCCGGGCCATCCTGGCGGGCAATGAAGCTCGACCCGCCGAGCGCCACGATATCGAGCGCCGCATAGGCCTCGCCGTCGCGCCAGGTGCCGCGCACGACGGGGGTTGCCGCGTCCCGGCCGGCCGCCGCGAGGCAGGCCCAATCCTCGTGCGGCGGCGCTCTGGCGGTATCCTGGCGCGCCTGCCATGTCGAGCCGCCGGCCAATATGATCTGCCCGCGGTAATGCACCTCGCCTTCACGGTACGGCAATGCCGCCTCGATCGTGCCCGCCGCGCCGTCCCTCCCAGCGGGGCCCGGGATGCCGTCTTTGCCTGCGGGCCCCTGTTCGCCGGCCCTGCCGGCCTCACCGGCAGGCCCTGCGGCGCCGGATGGCCCTTGGTCGCCCTTTTCGCCGCACGCACCAGCGGGTCCCGCAGGCCCCATGGTGCCGGTTTCCCCACGCTCGCCGACGATGCCCTTTTCGCCCTGCGGGCCGGCCTCGCCACGTTCGCCGGCCGGCCCTGGC